TCTAACTCTCTTTGAAGATCATTGCATATCCAACGACTAAAATTCCCACCGTTAAGGATGCCGTGTCTAAACTCAGGAGAGTGTTTGCCATTATACTGACCTGCAATAGTACCTCCACCTTCAGGATTTAATATTACCATTGATAAACTTTTTGACTGTCGATAATAGTCCTGTGCCTGTTTGCCGTTGTATGTTCTCATAAACACTAAGCATTTCTGTTGATGCGATTACACTACTAACCGCAAAGGATACAATCAGTCCACCATCTGCCAAATAGATAAGATCAAAGGCGTGTGCCAAAAGTATAGCAATAAAATACGCAATTAATTTATCAATTGTCTTACGTACACCACGACTAATAAAACGCATATTTGATGCCTTCCAACCTGTATAAAGGTCTGCAAGTACTAAGGCAAGAGTGAACACAAGATACCACGCAATAGGCAGTAAGAACCAACCAATTGCTGTAAGTATCGTTGAAAGTATGTTTTTATGTATCACTCTTCTTTGCACTTCTGCGAAGTTTACGCTCTGCTCGTAGTTGCTTTCGCTTAATTCGAGTTGCACGTAGTTTTGCACGTGCTTCTTTTGCAGGTCGCTTAATCTCTAAGCGTGTGGCCTGGTTGTCTGCTATTTTTGGCAGAGCCTTTCCAAAGCCTGCAAGGAACTCTATAAGCGAGGCAAGTAGTTTACTTAGCACTCTTCTTGTCCTCCTTCTCCACTTCTACAAATAAACGCTCCTCAATTGCATCTGGTAACAACTCAAGTATACGCTCAAGTATTTCATCGTCTTTTTTAGACTTAGTTAATGGTGCAATGTATCGGTCGTAAAACACGACAGCACCTAAGAGGATTGAGGCGATTTGCCATCCCCAAGTTTGAATAAATTCTACTATTGAACTCATACTACAAAAATTGAATTTGTTATAAAATCGGAATCATTCTGTTCAGTCCATCCATACGTGTTTGCGTTGTCACGTAAAAAGTCAATTAATCGTTGACGTAGTTGCTGAACTAAGGTCTCGTTTTGTTTGTGTGCAACCATACGAGCCTCATCAGTCGCAGTTGCGTTTGGTGTGTTTGGATATGCTGCACCGACATTACTAATGCGTGGACTGTTATTAGCCAATACAAGCGATTTAACGCCATAAGCAAGTAAAGGCTTTACGTATGTATCTCTTAGCGTTATCTCGTCAGCAGATGGACTCCCACCGCTTACTGAGGCATATAACGTATCACCAAGAATAGCCTTAATCGTATTGTCCTCAATTAAGTCAATGAATCGTGCCTTAATATCGGCAGGATCAAAGTTAGCGTAAAACGCTTCTGTTACTATATCGGATGCTGTCATCAATGCCATTACTCCTCGTTTTGTTCTGTTGCTTCATCACTTACCTCTTCAACGTTTTGACTTGGACTCTTTAACGTTGTAGGTTTACGTACACCTTTCTCATCAACCCATCCTTGTTGTACATCGCCATTCATCTGTGGCAAGTTCATTAACTTACGCAATGCCGCCTCATCATTAACGTTTGGCGTTACACCTCCTGCACGCACTGCTGTTCCATATACTTCAAGTAATCGTTTCACATCTTCAAGAGACATTGCACCTACCGCAGGCTGTTCATCTTCGCCTTCAGCAACATAGCCAAGTTCTTTCTGTACTTCCTCAACAGGAACAGCAAGATCAATCTTAGCCTGACTTACATAATCCAGAGCCGTAAACATTGGCTTGTTCTCAAACATAATTGGAGACTGCTCTGCAAGTTCATAGTACTCCGTGCCTTCTAATGTGTGTAAATAGGTGTGCAGTATCTTCTCTTGTAATGGCTCAATCTCGTATTGCATTACTCGTCTGTGATGATTCTCTACTTCTCTTGTATTGCCAAGTTTGCCTGCTTCCTCAACACCCATAAGTGAAGGATGCCATCCTGCTGCCATTATAATGTTGCGCTCACAAGTGCGACTCAAGTCTTTAAATGCTCCGTCTGTAGGCAAGTTGTATTGTACAAGTGAAAGCTTACCATCACCTCCAGATATGTTTACAGGTGTGCTTGGCCCAAATGCAGACTCGCCTTTTAACTGCTCACGGATACGGTCACGTATCTCTTTAGCTGTATCGTCATCAGGTGTGAATGGCATCTCCACGTTTAGGATACCACTCAGATGGATAGAGTTCTGTAAGTGCGTGTAATTGAATCGAGGCAATAAGTTCTCAAGGATTGCATCGTAATACGCACCTGTCCAATTGGCTCGACCATAAACTTGCATTGCAGGCTCGTAGTCACCAACACGATGCACACAAACCTTTTTAAATACTCGGTCTTGGTCATCGACAAAATCCTCATAGCCAAATCCTGATAAAGGTAGCCTATAAGGTCGGTACTCATTGCGTGAGTAATGTGCCCAATTCTTAGAAACCCATACGCCTGTCGGCTCAAGGTATTCGTCAACATCGGACGAGAAACGTACTTGCGAAGCATCTAAGTGCATTGCAAAACTACGTTCTTTAATTGGTGTGTTGCCTGCGTACTCGATGTATCGGACTTCTTTAATAAAGCCCTCACCGTGCAATTGTACGTCTAAAGCAACACGATAGATAAGTTCTCTTAAATCGTAGTGAGTCTTAGGACTCGTGAACTTGTCAATCTTCTTTTGTAGACTCTCGTTCTCCGTCTTGAGATCCGATGCTACTAGGTTGCTCTTCTGTGATAGGACTGCTCTTAACGTCTTTGAGTTCTGATACGCTTCCGCTATCCTCTGAGGGAACAGACCTGCGTTTCCGTCCTCTCCCCACTTTATCCACTTTGTTCCCCTGTACCCTACTATCTCCGAGCCCATTGTCGGCTTTTCGTGACTTGCGTCCAACAGGTTTAGTATCTGAAAGGCACTCAAAGAATTTAGGGAATTGTTTACAGGTTTTTTCATCGTAAGGGTTTGAGCCGTCTAAAGGAAATACAAGGGTAAGCCCACCTCCAACGAAGGAGATGGACTTGCCTATGTATTGTGGTTTGACCTTGCAGTTGCAAGCCATATTATTCAGTTGGAGTTAATAACTCTGCAACCATTAAGTCGGTATCTGTGATTGCACCACTACCGCCTGTTAGTTCAGTAACTACAAAAGGTGGTTGCTCTTGCTCTCCCATAAGGTTAAGTTCAAAAGTATTCGCTTCTGTACGTAAAGATCCTGAACCACCATTCAAGGAATTAAACTCAATAGTTCCGCTTTCCGATTGGTCTGCGCCAAGAATTCTTAAAAGAGTGTTAGTACCAAACTCTTGTACTACTGCAACCATTTCACAAGTATCACGCAATTGCTCTAATGCGTAAAGCTGTGCAGATGTTGGAGCAGGTACATTCATAAAGATGTTGGTAGTAGTAACATCAACACCATTGTCTTGACGTTCTGTATTAGCCTCATAACGAGCCTCACCTTTCTTAAATATAAACTCTACAAATCCCTCACCTGCACCTGTCGCAACGAAGTCAATGTCAGTTACAGCGTGGTTAGATGCTGCAACGTCAAACGTGATTGTCGATATTTTTGCAAGGTCACAAAGCAACAGACGTTTTATACCGCCTGCTGTTCTGTTACACTTGTCTACTGTTAAACTTGATAATGCCATTTTCTATGCTATTTTATAGGTTTTAAAATTAGCTTAGAAGTGTGATGTTCTTACCATCAGAGATAGCAACATCAAAGGCAAAGTCTAAGCGATAACGAATTGTGCGACTTGCAGAACTACTTGACTGATCAACAATCAATACTTGGTTAAGGTCGCTGATAAGTGGAGTTGCAAAGTGCAATCCTTGAATACGAGAACAAACGATAACGTTGTTACGGCACTCAGGAATTTCAAGAATACGGTATCCTAAGAAAGACAACTCATAATCTTGAGAGTAAACGTTAGGAGAGTATGCAGCTTCAGCCTGCTTTAATTTGTAAGCAGCAGCAACACGTGAAGGAACGTAGAAAACCGTGTCAGGAGCAAGACGAATAGAGTCGCTCATATTTCGGTACACTTCCTCTAAAGCGTTTACAACGTTGTTCTTGTTGATACAAGTTAATGTACCTGCTGACCAAGTACCTAAAGATGCTGAGTTAAGGTCAATTGTGATATCGTTAGTAGCGATAGCAGTAATGCTAAAAGTCTTACCGTCTTGAGTATCCCAAGTACCACCTGCAAGTCCTTCGAAAGTTACTTTGTCTCCAACAGCGTAGTCAGAAGCATCTCCAACAGAGATAACAGCAGAAGATGCCTCAGTTGCGGCAGTAATAGTCTGCTTGTACGTTCCTCCAACAGCGATGTCAACAACAGCAGCATCAGCAAGCATTGTGTCAATAAGGCCTGTTACAGCGTTTGAACCACCTTGAGAAATTCCTTGAGAAGAACCGAACTGAGAAACTGCTAATGCAGAACCACTCCAGATAGAAGCACCAACGAACAAACTTGCTTTTTGCGAAAAGTGTGCGTTAAGAGCATCCTCTAAAGAAGCAGGTGCAACATAGTCTCCTGCCGCTCCTCGTGGTTGCTGTGATGCAAGCCAAAAGTTATCAAGATTCTTGTAGTCAATCTCTGCATTGATCATATACTTGCCTAACTCGAACTTAATCTCAGAAAGGTCAGCAGTTGAAGATGAAGAGAATGTTCCGTTTGCATCCTCGATTGCAACATCTGAGTCAGCGAAAACAACGGTGTACTTGTCATCTACATTTGTGTGCAAGGTAACGTATCCTTGCTCGATTGTTCTTGCTCCCAATACTGAAGCAGCAAGAGTAACATCGCTAAAGTATCCAGCGTATGTTGAACTGTTTAAAGTAATATTAGCCATTTTATTATTTGTTTAGGGCGTTTTGAATTGCAAGCTCTTTCCAATCTACTTTGCTTGCTTTATTGTCTGGAGTGTGTACTTTCATAGCAGCACGCTCTTCTTTAATTTCTTCCATTTGAGCCTTGAGTTCAGAAACAGCAGCCAATAAGGTCTTAACCTCTGACTTGTACTTTTTCTTAGAAGCAGGAACTTCTTCTTCTTCTTCTTCCTCAGCCTCAAGTTCTTCTTCTTCCTCAGTCATTGCTGCTACTTCTTCCTCCTCTTCCTCTTCTTGAGAATAGAGTTCTTCCTCTTCCTCGTCCATAGCTTCAGCAGTACGCTCTTCCAATACGCCTAAAGCGATCAACATAGCGTGTCCCTCCATAGGGATAACTGCAACCTCAGGAGAAGACATATACTTTTCCTCGCCTTCACCAAGTTTAACACATACCTCTTCAACTCCTTCTACATTGTCGGCAAGTGCCTTAATGAGTTCAAGTTTAGCAGATACATCTAAACCAAGTGCAAGGTCTTTAATTTCGTTAGACGTTAACGCCTCAACGATTTGACTTTTAGTCTTAAACATTGCTGTGATTTTTGTGATTAAAGATGAATGTAAACCGCCAACTTGCTCCTCGCTGTAATCTACTTTATCGGCAAAGCCTAACTCTACTGCCTCCTCTGGCGTTAGCCAAGTTTCAGCATCAAGCATTTCGATTAAGGATTCCTCAGATTGGCCTGTTTTAGTTTTATATCGCTGAACCATAATGTCTCGCACTTTGTCGAGTACGTCAGCAGATTGTCGTAAGTCTTTAGATTCGCCTGCTGCAACGGTGTGAGGATTGTGAACCATCATCATTGAGGCAGGTCGCATAACAACAACATCGGCAGCCATAGCAAAGAGACTTGCAGCACTTGCCGCTAATCCTTCTACGATTGCCGTTGTTGGGCCTTCGTGCAATTTGATTGCATTGTAAAGTGCAAAGCCTTCGAACACATCGCCACCAACTGAGTTGATCTTAATGGTCAAAGG